TCAATGGCGTCAAATTAAGTTTAGATCAGAGGACTTTGTTCCCCAAGAACCGGTCCCAGATGCTTATATTGACGAATCCAGCCTGCGTGAATTACAACGTCTAGCTGGTATAGAACCTCAAGTAGAAGAGATGCCTGGAATTAATATAAGCCGATCGGGCATGGAAAAACAACAGCTAGAAAAAAAACATAACATAAAACCTGGCACTCCAGAGTGGTTCCAGCTTTGGTTTAGTCTACCATATATGACGGGCGAGAAACCAGTCAAATAAGTACAAGTATGAACAAGCCGTTAGATTATACACTCATTAAGAAACCTCACACCACTGAATCGTTTAACGAACAGCAGATACGTGAGTTTATCGCCTGTGCAGATCCTGACTCAGGTCCTGAATATTTCATGAGTAACTTCTTTTACATACAGCATCCTGTGCGTGGTCGAATGTTATATCAACCTTATGAGTATCAAAAAAGGTTAATTAACACATATCATAATTACAGATTTAGTATTAGTCTAATGCCTAGACAGACTGGAAAAACAACTAGTGCCGCTGGATACTTGCTTTGGTATGCTATGTTTATACCGGACAGTACTATACTTGTTGCTGCTCATAAGTACCAAGGTGCGTTTGAGATTATGACTCGTGTAAGATATGCGTATGAGTTCTGTCCTGATTATATACGTGCTGGTGTTACTAGTTACAATAAAGGCAGTATAGAGTTTGATAATGGATCACGTATAGTCAGTCAAACTACTACAGAAACTACCGGTCGTGGTATGAGTATATCTTTACTCTACGCCGATGAGTTTGCTTATGTACGACCCACCATTGCCAAAGAGTTTTGGACATCTATTTCTCCTACATTAAGCACTGGTGGTAAAGCAATTATCACATCAACACCTAACTCAGATGAAGATAAATTTGCTGAGTTATGGAAAGGTGCTAATAAGTGCGTTGATGAGTTTGGTAATCCAACAGAATTAGGCATTAACGGTTTTAAAGCATATAGCAGTCGTTGGGACGAACATCCTGATAGAGACGAACGGTGGGCTGCTGAACAACGAGCACAACTAGGCGAGGAACGCTTTAGACGAGAAATGGGCTGCGAATTCATCCGAGATGAAGAGACACTCATAAGCCCGGTGTATCTTATAGACATGGTGGGTACCAATCCCATAGAGCGACAAGGACAAATACGCTGGTACTCAAAACCACGACGTGAGTGTACATACGCTATTGGTCTTGATCCCAGTTTAGGCACAGGTGGTGATCCTGCTGCTATACAGGTATTAGAGCTACCTAGTTGTCGGCAAGTTGCCGAATGGCAGCACAATAGAACACCAATACCCGGCCAAATCATGGTATTAAAGGAAATTTGTAATTATATCTATGAACAAATAGGCACAGAAAATAATATATACTACAGCGTAGAAAATAACACAATCGGTGAAGCTGCCCTTATATCCATCGCCGAACTTGGTGAAGAAAACATACGCGGTGTTTTCTTAAGTGAAGCTGCTCGTCCCGGAAATGTCCGCAGGTATAGGAAAGGTTTTACTACAACTAACAAGAGTAAGATTGCTGTTTGTGCCAAATTCAAAACTATGGTTGAGAGTGGTAAACTCAAAATCATGAGCAGTAATCTAATTTCCGAGCTTAAAAACTTTGTTGCCTTAGGAGGAAGTTTTGAAGCTAAGATAGGTGAGACTGATGATCTAGTGCTGGCCATGTTATTGACTGTAAGAATCACACAGGTCTTACAAAGTTTCGACAGTGAGATTGACAGCCAATTTAGGGATAATTTTGATGAAGCCATTGAGCCTATGCCGTTCATCATGATGAGCTAAATATTGTATTATGAATAATATTGAAAACATCGCCGAAGAGCTTTTTAATAAGGTTCGTTCTCGTTTTAGTCCCGTTGCATTATTCTCTGAAGATGGAAAATCTACGGACGAAGAACGTAAAGCCCGATTATTTACTTTTCCTTATAAGTCAATGATCACTGGACGTAAACTAGGCATGTTAGATTTAAGCATAATGGACGAACGTGCTTTGAAAATAAGTTTTACAAAAAACATGCCATTTAATTTTCGAGTTAATGAAGAAGAACGTGAGTGGGAGTCTTTTTTACAAGGTCTACGGAAATTCGCCAAACGTAATATTATGGATTTTGATGTTAGAGATATCAGTAAAGACATGCTTACTCCGCGTGACAGAATGAAAATAGTCAATACAAAAAACGGGATTGAAAACGAATCAAGACCGGTTTCAGAAAGTATACAATGGTCCGGAACCACACGTACAAGTATTCAAGATTTTGGCGAAGCACGTCTAGTCATACGTCATAGTGAACGTGTGGACGAAGAAAAACCCGGAGCACGTAGTCGCAAAATTGAGAGTATGTTTGTGGAAACTACACAGGGCGAACGTTTCAAACTACCTTATAATCGTCTTAGTCTAGGGCGAGCCATGACACAGCACGTAGCTCATGGTGGTAGGGTATATGATGAAGCCGGACAATTTATCACTGGTATGGCCGAAGAAATGAACAACCTAGCATTTTTTGTACGTAGTACCCGGAATCGTCAATTTGAAGATACAGAAACAAACGGCATGGTTGAAGCGGCTTGTAGTAGATACAATAAGCTACGTGAAACTCTACAAGGTCTAAGTCGCACTCGCAACTATCATAACTTTGCAGAGAACTTTGTGCCTGACGATACAGACCTAATTGAAGAATATGACATTGATGCTCTAAAAGAAAGATTTGTTAAAAAAATGTTCGACGATCGTTTAACTGACGCACTGCCATATGTTTATCGTGCCTACCAACAGAGCATGATGGAAGATAACGGTTTAGTGAAAGAATTTTCCGAATGGGCCGATGACCTAACGGAAGGCGAATGGGCTACACCGGATGATCCCGAACAAGTAGAAGAATTGCGTAAGATAATGCAGAAACCCATATTAGCCGGGCCCGATGGTGATCAAGCCAGTACAGCCATAGAGGATATAATTGGTTCAGATGCTCTCAACCAAGCCTTTGCAGATGCCAGTCAAGGTCCAGAAGGTGATAGGACAGATGTTAGATTGAATATTATTGCTTGGTTAGGCGAAAATGGCTATGATCAATTGGCTGCGGAATTTAAACAATTATTAGCACAACAGGTCACTGCACAGCAACCTGTGGATCCGGCTGCACAAGATCCAAACGCCCAAGCACAACCACAAGTTCCAGCACAACAGATACCAGCACAACCTGCTCAGCCTGCTGCCCGAGAAAACTTGGATTTGAGCAAACTTCGTGTCTTGGCCGGATTAAAATAAACTGTATAGTTTATTTCGAGCAGATTATTTACAATAATCTCGTTGACAAACTAAATACTAATGTTATACTGTGCAAGGTGCATAGTGTATCTAGGCATATTTGTAAGACCATCTTAATTATAAAGGAAAATCATCATGGCAACCACTCTAGCAGAAATTCGTGCAAAACTAGCAGCAGCCGAGAACCGTGGCTCATCCGGTTCAGGTACAAATGGCGATGGTGGGATTTACCCACATTGGAATATTGAAGAAGGTACCAGCGCCAAAGTAAGATTTCTTCCCGATGCAGATCCCAAGAACACATTCTTCTGGGTTGAGCGAGCAATGATCAAGTTACCGTTCGCTGGTATCAAGGGACAAGCCGACAGCCGTCCGGTTGTAGTGCAAGTGCCTTGTATGGAAATGTATGGCAAGGACACACCTTGTCCGATTCTAGCCGAAGTACGTACTTGGTTTAAAGATCCAGCATTGGAAGAAATGGGTCGTAAATATTGGAAGAAAAAGTCTTATCTGTTCCAGGGTTTTGTGCGTGAGAATCCATTAAAAGAAGATCGTGTACCTGAGAACCCTGTTCGCAGGTTCATTATCAGTCCGCAGATCTTTAATTTAATTAAAGGTAGTTTAATGGATCCTGAGCTTGAGAATCTTCCTACAGATTATGAGAAAGGTCTTGACTTTACTATTAGCAAAACTAGTAAAGGTGGCTATGCAGACTACAGCACAAGTAAATGGGCACGTCGTGAGACGGCACTGAGTTCGAGCGATCTAGCAGACATCGAGCGTTTTGGGTTATTTAATTTATCTGAGTTCTTACCTAAAAAACCCGGCGAAATAGAACTGCGAGTTATAAAAGAAATGTTCGAAGCATCAGTAGATGGACAGGAGTATGATGTTCAACGTTGGGGTCAGTATTACAAACCTCCCGGACTTGATACCGGCCCAGCACCCACTGAATCATCGCAACCAGCACAGGCCGCCCCGGCCCGGGCCTTAGTAGAGGATGACATTGCTGATGACGATGATGTGGCACCCACAGCCCCAGTGAAGACTCCTGAGCCCGCAGCAAAAACTTCTAGCCAAAGAGCAGAAGATATCTTGGCGATGATTCGTAATCGCCAAAAGTAATGTAGTACCGGACAAGGGCTGGACCCTTGTCCACCATCTATCGGGAGAATATAATGGCAAAACTTGTAAAGATCAACGAGACATTCACGCTCTCTTATAATAGTCGTGAAGATGGTTCAGGCGAAACTGTCATGGACTGTACAATAAACTTTGAAAATCCACGTGATGACAGTGTGGTAATTCATAGATTGAATACTTGGTTACAGGCAATTGGTCGCACTGAAATTGTAGTGGAGCCAAAATCTTATTCAAAAGGATCTAAATAATGGCGCAAAAACCTTTTGACTTGAGTAAATTTCGTCGAAGCATAACAAAGAGCATCGAAGGTGTTAGCATTGGATTTAACG